TGTTCAAAGGCCCACCAGATTTGTACTTTTCCAGGAGAGAGAAGCGTAGCGCAGATGTTGGAAGAGGTTGAAAGAGAAGTTTTTTCGGTAATTCAAAATAACAGGCCGAAGCTATCAAACGTGTTTAGTATTGAAGATTGTCTTTCAGAGCTTGCCAATGAGTTAGATGGGCAAAAAAGAAATAATGAACGTCTTGAAACTGGATTTGGCAATGTTGACCGCCTGCTTGGCCCGCTCGAAAGAGGAGAGCTAATCATAGTTGCCGGTCGTCCATCTATGGGGAAAACCACTTTCGCTTTGAATATTATTTCTAACTTTTTGCTGAACGATAAAAAAGTTGTTTTCTTTAGTTTGGAGATGCCAAGAAAGCAAATCACGACAAAAATCACTGCTTCGTTAGGTGGTTTTGAATTAAAGAGCGTTTTTAATAAAACATTTCATTCTAATGAAGATTGGGCTAAATATTCATTAGCGACTGGAAGATTGCACAATAAAAAATTCAGCATTAATGATGATGGCTGTTTGACAGTTTTAGATATAAAAAGCTGTTCTCGTGACGTAATGAATGATTTTAAAGGTTTGGATTTAATCGTTGTTGATTATCTAGGGCTTATAAAACCATCGAGTTCCGAAACGAACAAAACACAACAAATAAGCCAAATTTCTAATGATTTAAAGCGATTGGCGAAAGAGCTTAACGTTCCCGTTATTGCCGTTTGTCAAATTAACCGTGGTGTAGAAGCGAGACCGGATAAACGCCCCAATATGTCTGATTTAAGAGATAGCGGAGAAATAGAGCAGGATGCGGACAAGATTGTGTTTGTGTATAGGGATTTTATTTATAACTCAGGGGCTAACGAGGAAGAAACCGAGATCATTATAAGGAAGAATCGAAATGGAACGTTAGGGACTGCCCATTTAGCATTTAAAGGAAATTTCGCTAGGTTTTTAAATATAGATACGAAATATTCTGGAAATGTTCATGAAATTAATAGGCAATCGAGAAATAAATATGAGGAGAGAATCCAAAATGATGTGCTTTAATGAAAAAATTGCGACGGAAATTGGTTTTTTAGAAGCTGTTATTGCTGAGCGTGTAACGTTTTTAACAAATCCAAAATTCAATAAAAACGTCATTAAAGGGGTTAATTGGGTTTATAACACTTATGAGCAATGGCAGGCAATATTTTCCTTTGCTTCAAAAAGAAGCGTAAGGAGAGCATTTGAAAAATTAGAAAACATTGGGATATTAAAGTCAGGCTACTTTTGTAGAAACAAAACCAATCGTACGAAATGGTACACTGTTGACCATTCTGTGCTGAATAGTTTTGATATAGGTACATGTGTCCAAATTGGCCATATGGATAAGGCCAATACAGTAGAAAATGATGCAAAATTGGCCACTTCCATGTGTCCAAATTGGCCACATCCATTATCACAAGAAATACATAACAATAATACTAACAACAACACTAAGACCTTAGGTAGAACCAAGTACTGGGATGACATCGCAGAGTTCAACAGTAAATTTGTTGTTGTTCCAACTAATTATAATTCTTTTGAGAGCTTACCAAGACTGGAAAAGAAACTTGAAAAACCAAAAGTTGAAGCCAAACAGAAAAATGTCGTCATAGAAGAAAAATTTGAAGAAACTGTTGTGTCGAAAACTGTGATTAAACTGCAGAAGTCAAAATCTGAAAAAATTGAAATTGAAAAACAAGAGTTACCGCTGAGTGTTATTAATGCGATGAATGAAGTAAAATTTGAAGGCTCAAAATATATTCGCCGTAGTTTGATTAGATGGATTGAGCAATACGGGGAGAATTATGTGTTAGAAAAAATTAAAATGCTTGGTGATGAGAAATGGAAAAACAAAAATGCTGTTTTAACTGATGCTATACGTTGGGACTGGAAAGAAAGTCCAAAATTTGAAAAGCCTGTTTTGCCAGAACAAGAATCACAGCCTTTCTGCAAAGTTGAGCATAAAAAGTCTGCCCAAGAGGTTGAGTATGAGAAATTAAAATCCTTAGGTGGTTTCGAGTGGTGGTATCGCATCGGCAACCACGACAGAGATTATTTTTTGGGAGAGGTAGGGGAAGAGTATGGTTTAAACAAAGAATATTATGGTTCAAGAGAATTTATGTTAACGTCAGACACGTTTCAAGAAATATGTAAAATCAACGGCGTTGAACCGCCTAAACAATTGACTATGGAAGAATATACGGCACAAGTTGAAGCAGCTGAGAAAGCGAAAATTAAGTGCTTAAGTGAAATTAGAAAAATGTTGAATGCGGCGTAAGATGAAGAGTTTTAAACAGATTCAAAATGAAGCTGGGAGAGTGAGGTGAGCGATTTAGTGAATTTTATTTTAGGTTATGCGATATTGTCTTTCTTTGTTTATTCTTTTTTCTTCTTTGCTAGAGCGGGGTGGTCGAGAGAACATGATAAGTGGAACAAAGTGATAGTAATAACAGAGGCTGCAATTAGGAAGGTGAAAGATGAGTGATCTCAGTTTCCTCTTGGTATTTGCAGTAGTGCTTGTATTTGGCGTTTTTGGCCTATTTTGTGTGTTGGATTGATTTTATGTTACAATTCATACGAAACTCTTCTTTACTTTTGGTTAACGTTAATTGTAACAATCGAACTATACAGGATGTGAAGGCGAGTTATTTGGAGAGGAAAATATAAATGATGTTAATTCAAGATCGAAAGTCATTGGTTGAAGCTGTTGAAAGTATTTTGGAAGAAAAAACCTTTAACAAAACTGATTTTAATAATAGAACTATAGATAAAGAAATTGCTCTTAGATTAACTGACCTTTATTTTGCTCAATTATGTAGAATGGGAAAGGAAGACCCCATTCAAATATTCAAGAAATATTGGCAAGAGTTAGCAACAATGGTGTAATTATGAAAGTTGACCAGATCATTTCTATTGATCAGATCAATAACAGATCAATGAAATAGGTGAGAAAAATGCCATTTGAGGCGGGTATCAGTGGAAATCCAAAAGGAAGACCGAAAGGCATAAAAGACAGGCGTCACCTTTTTACCTTGGAACTGTTTGAAGAAACTAATGGTGAAGTTAAGTGCTTATTTAAATCATTTCTTAAGTCTGGTTTAGAGGGTGATTTTCATAAAGGCGCTAAGGTTTTAGATTTCATGTTGGTTAAACCTAGCAATAATGATAATACAAACACTGAAGAAGAGAATGAAAAAAGCAATGTAAAACTTAGCTCGGAAGATTTAAAAGCTCTAGCAGCCATTTTAGAAGGTAAAAAAAGTGAATAAAGAAGGCTGTAATAATGGAAGCTGAAGAAATACTAAAGGTAAGTTTAGAGCAACTTGAAAACCATTATAAAACCTTTAATTTTTACGAACCTCATGCGAAACAACTTATTTTCCACTCCGTTGGACTTGAAGCTCAAGAACGCTTAATCACTGGCGGTAATCGTTCTGGCAAAAGCTATTCATCCGCAATTGAAGTGGCAAAACATGTTTCAGGACTGTATGGTGATGACTGGAACGGCTATAAATTCGATAAACCTATTCGTGCTTGGATAGTTGGCAAGACGGCACCTGTGATTGTTGAGACCATTCAAAAAGATTTGTTAGGAGATGTAGACCAAGGTCTGCGTGGTATTTTACATTCTTCTTTAATCGAAAGTAAGAAGAAATCTGGCAACACTGAAATGTACCGAACTATCTATATTAACCATATTTCTGGCGGTAAATCTAAAATAACATTTAAAACCTTTGAAGAAGGTAGAGAAGCATTTCAGGGTTCAAAAGTCAATTTAATTTGGATAGATGAAGAGCCACCATTCCCAATTTACCAAGAGTGCAAAATGCGCACCATGGCAACTTCCGATGATTTTCGTGGCATGATGATTGTTAGCTCTACCCCGTTAAAAGGTTATAGTGATTTTTTTAATTATTTCATGGATGATAGGCATCCTGAAGAAACAAAAGATTCCATCTGGCATGCGCATATTACTTGGGATGATGCGACGCATTTGTCTGAACCTGAAAAGAAACGTTTACTCGCTGGCATGTCTCCACACGAAATGGAAGCACGTACAAAAGGAGTTCCATGGCCTGGAAGTGGTTTAGTATATCCCGTGCCAGAATCTATGCTGTTATGTGACCCGTTTGAAATACCCAAGCACTGGCCAAGAGTATTTGGTTTAGATTTTGGGTGGTCAAATCCCACGGCAACATTGTTCGCAGCTCATGACCGAGATAATGATGTGGTTTACTTCTATGCTGAGTATGCGGTATCTGAGCGTACCCCTCAGCATCACGCGAATGAGTTATTGAAATTCGGGGTAAATTGGATGCCTGGCGTTTATGACCCAGCAGGGCGTAATTCCCAACAAGCAGATGGTAAAACTTTGGTTGGTCTTTATCAGGAAGCAGGATTACGTAATTTATCTCCCGCAAACAATAGCAAAGAAGAAGGCATTTTGAAGGTCTTACAACGTATGCAAGCTGGACAAATTAAAATATTCAATACTTTAGCGAAAACTCGCTCAGAGTTTAGAAAATACGCCCGTGATGAAGATGGCATACCGAACAAGAAAGACGATCACTTAATGGACGCTATGCGCTATATCGTGATGTCAGGTCTTGGCATTGCTATGCCTGAGAATTATATGGACCCCAAATACCGAGGTCGTTATGGAAGACCTTCAGAGCCAAGTTACATGTAAACATTAAAATGGCACTGGATGGCTTATTGACATAGTGTAACGAATATGTAACGCTGATCTTTTCAGAGTATGTGCCATGAAGGAGAAGTGTAGATGCCAACTCAAAATAAAAGAGTAAACGTTACTCTTGATAAAGATACAGCTAAAGTCATAGCTTCTTTAGCAAAAAAAGACCCCAGTCATTCAATCTCTAATGTAGTTAAACAGCTCGTGATGGAAGCTTTAGAATTGAGGGAAGACATGTATTTGTCTAAGCGGTCTGAATCAAGAGAACATGAGGAAACGATACCCTATGAAAAAGTTAAATGGGACTAGCGCCTATTTTATTGAGTTCAAAGAATCTGTAATAAAGTCTGATATACCTCAGTTATCCAAATCCGCTAAGGATTTAGTTACAAAGGCGATTAGGGAACGCTTAATGGTAGATCCTGTTAGCTTTGGTAAACCATTGCGTTATAATTTCAAAGGTTACAGACGGCTTCGTGTTAGTAATTATCGAATAATCTATAGAATCGATGAAGAAAATCACAAAGTGATTATTACTGATATAAATCACCGCAAAGACTCATATGACGAATAAAAACTGTTAAAGCTTTCCAGAAAATAGTATAATCCCATTATCCGTATAGCATAACTTAATCAACTTAAGGTGCTTTGCTATATGGACGATAATTCATTAAATGTTTCAGAAATAATTGACAATCAAAGCTTAGCGGTTTCCGAGTATCCAGACAATTCCCTGATTACCATTGAAAGTCATTTGATTGAGAACCTACAAAAAACACAGACAGAACTGACAATTCTGGCGACGAAGTCTGTTCAAACTGAGCCAGTTTTAAAGCCGGTAAGCGTTAAAGTTGAGCCGAAGGATGACATATCCTTTATCAATCCATCCATTCTGACTCAATACGATTCTGCTACTGCGAAAAAAGTACAAGAGATAGCCAATAACCCTGCGTCTTCAACCAAACTCACTAATGAGCAAAAGCAAATTATTGCTCAATTTTATGGAATTTAAAGGAGAATATGTATGCGATTAATTATTATTTTATTATCAATGTTGGTTTCAACTGCAATCCTTGCTAAGGAATTACCATTTTATTTTGGTGCAGATGGTCAGTACTGCAAAATGTGCTTTAAGCAAAATTACGGAGATAATTTGTATAACAAGAAGTCGTTAGGGTTAAACCCATTTTTTGGTATCAACATTAAAGATAGCCCTTTTGCGGTTGAAGTAGGGTATCAGTATTGCGATTCCTCTCGTACGTCCACGCTAACGGCTAACGAATATGCTTCTGGTGTTCAGGTTCCGCAGACACTTGAACCTATTACATTTAGGTATTCCTTAAAGCTAAAAGGCCCGCATGTTAACTTGTTGCTATTAACACCTCGCTATGACGCTTACCCGCTTCAATTCTTTGGCGGTGTTGGCGTATCACACACTAAAGCCACTTTTGAGCGAGCGACGATGCAGTTCAATTCATTTGTAGGTAAAACCAACCGTAAAATGGAAGCTTCTCGCTCATTAAGAAGGTTAACGCTTGGCGCTAATTACTTCTTTACTGAAGAATTTGCAATACGAGCTACTTTGGTTCTGGTGAATACCGAGAAATTACACGCTTTCGCTAGCGATGGTATTCAGAGCCACTTTATACCTGAAGTAAGGCCGCAGAATAGTGTTTATTATGGTATCGGTTTGAGATGGGGATTTTAAGGAGGACAAATGAAATTTAATACAACGTTAGACTTAGTAGCAATAGCGATTATCGTTTTTAGCATTTTCTGTATGTCAGGTTGCTCCATGTTCAAGCCAGGAACGTTTGAGCGTATGGAAGTGATAGCCATTGAAGATGAGCTAAAGCTAGCGGAAGATGAAGTCAAAGAGCTGGAAGGCGATATCCAAAAACCTACTAAAAAGGTTCAACATAATGGCAGACTCAAGAACTATTAGAGTTCTATCGCTAGATGGTGGTGGAATACGAGGGATTATTTCAGCAACCTTTTTAGAACTGTTTTGTATTCAAGCGGGTATCCCGCCAGACCAGCTTTGGAAGTCTTTCGATATTATTACGGGAACTTCGATTGGCGGCATTCAGGCTTTAGGGTATGCCAAGGGTTTTACACCTACCTATATCAAACAATTACTAATTACAAATGGCCCGCTTATCTTTAACACGGGAATACCGCCTTTTGATGGACAAGCAAGCTATGGCACATGGACGGCGTATATAACTGGTTTGTATAACTCCCTTTATAGCAACACGGCATTAATTAATTTAATTCAGACCGCTTTTGGAACCGATACCCTACAGAACATGAGAACTAATGTGATTATCCCTTCATTTAAAAGACTAGATGCCAGTGGTAACAAGGTGAATGTTCCAGTGTACTTTTCAAATGTCTCAAATTCTATTGTGCCAGTATTAACGGGGCAAAACGAATTAGCCGCAAACGTGGCTCTAGCGACCAGTGCCGCCCCTGTCTATTTCCCGGCCGCGGGGTTTGGTGGCTCGACTTATGTTGATGGTGGGCTGTTTTTAAATAATCCCTCTGCTTTTGCATTGTCCGTTATGAAGGCGGTTAAGCCGACGGCAAATCGGTTTTGCGTATTATCCGTAGGAACTGGATTAGGGAATATGGGATTTATCCCCAATGACCCAGGGTTAAAAGGGCCAATTGATAATTTGAATACCATAAAAATGGTAATGGATGTTTCTATGGCTATCCCACCGGAGGGGGTGTCTAAAGAGTTGGATATCGTTTCCAATTATACGATTGAGAATTTATATTACTATCGGATGCAATATCAAATTCCCGCAGCGCAAAACCCTGACAGCTCATTAGATAACGCCAGCGCTTCGTTTATGCAGTATATGCAAGACTCCGCTACCCAGTATTTTAACTCTGATATTCAAAACATCAGCAACTTCATAGGACATCTTCAGGCATGAAACTAAACTTTGATTTCTCGCCTTGGATATCGCCTGTGACCGGGCACATGCTGTTTCCACCTTTCCCATTAGAGAAAGATTATATTTGGGTGGGTGATAGGGACAATATCGCACAGCCATCTCCAGCTTTGATTGACGTTAGATTGGATATTGTGGATGTCAGACATAGGATAGATGCTTTAAAAAAGCCAACTTATATTCTACAAACCCCAACCCCGTTATTTCCGAATGCCCAAGCTCTCAGTGATTTAGCTCCTGGTGGGCTATTAAAAAGTAATCAAGATGGGGTTATTAGCATTGCTTATCTCAATCAAGGACAAGTGTTCGTAGGAGATGCTAATAACCAGCCACAATCAGTACAAACTATCTCAATCGACAATCTTCCTAATCTAACCTTCAAGAGAATTTGGCGAGGCAATATTTTAAGTCGCCCTTCGGAATCAGATGACTTGACCACTCTTGAAACCGAAGTGGAAGAAATTCAAGTCAAGCTTGGAGACTTAGAGCTGGAAATTACTGAGCTTCAAACGGCTGTTACTGAATTACAAAACTGGCAAATTGCCGCAGAAGCACAAATTGAAGAAATGTTGCTTGAGATTGGGACGCTACAAGTTGAAGTCGCTGCTCTGCAATCGGAAGTCGCCGCTATTCAAGCTGAGCTGGTTGTCATTAATGGTGAAATAGCAGCATTACAGGCTGAGTTGGCGGCTTTAGGAATAACAGTTGCTGAGTTAGGGGCTACAGTTGCGGGATTAAGCGCAACGGTTACCGCTTTAGGATTTACTGTTGCGGGACTGGGCATTACTGTTGCATCTCACTCGTTCCAAATATCTAGTCTTCAATCATCAGTCAGTTCATTACAACAACAAATTGATAATCTTTCTTTAGATACATTGCCTTGCTATGGTGACGTATCTTTATCAGGGCATAAGCTCATTAATGTTGGCGACCCAATATTGCCTACTGACGGCGCTAACAAACAATACGTAGATGGAAAACTTATTACAGTCGTTGGCGCAGTGACAGGCATTGGCACGCTTGGAACTGCTGTGGCTACTGTATTCTCACCCGACCCAGTGTTTACCGGAAAATCCATGGCAATGCCGTCTGGTGACAGTTCACAAAGGCCTGCGATGTTAATTCCAGGCATGATTAGATTCAACACTTCACTTTAACGATAGGAGAAATTGAAATGGCCACAAATTTGAAAGATGAAAAAGACGTTAACGGAAAGCTACAAGCACCTCAACCTTCGCCAGTCGGAAAACCAGAAGTATCAGATGGCACAAGTTGGTTCACGCTTG